TATGGCTCGAGCTACCTCTCTTTGGGCAGCACTTCTTTGAAGAGCTACACGACGTTGATAATCTTGTTCAATTTTTACTTGTTCTTTATCTTCTTTAGAAAGAGCATCCAGACGAGCTTTAAGAATCACGTCAATATCAGATAGTTCTGCCGCCGCTGCCTTCTTTCTTTTACCTGATAATTGGTCTACTGTATCTTCTAAGCCTTCAAATTCAGTACTTACCTCGCCAAGTTTTTCAACAAAGCTATCACTTTCTTCGTTAATTTTACCCAGACTATCTCTAATAGCCTGTAGCTTACCTTGCAAAGAGGGATCAAGATTTACAGGAGTTTGTTGTTGAGAGATAGGAACAGAATTTGGTGAAGGCTGTTGAGGAGTTCTTCCACCAGCATCTGTTCCACCAGGATCTATTGTAGCCATATATTATTTAATTCTTTCGATCGTATCAATATCGTCTAAATCATCAAGATCATTTAATGAAAGATTTTTACCCGTACCTTTTTGAATATCAGCTAGCCAATCAGTAGCTTCAGATACCTTACCTTCAGGTTGAAGTTCTGGAAAAGCCTCGGGACGAATAAATTTAGTAAGATGCTCTACTATTTCAAATAATTCAGATCTATCTTTACGAATATGTAAAGTAAACCAGAATCTTTGTGCAGGAGTTAAATTTAAAAACTTTGGATCATCTGGAGCACAATTAAGAACTTTACAAATTTCATAATCAGCTCTAAATGCAGGATCAGTTAAGTTTTTTTTAAACTGTCCATCACAGAGTTTTGTTCTTCTACAAGTTCAACATAGAAAGAATATACTTCTTGTAGAACCCTACTTTGCATTTCGGAATACATTGATTTCCAACTTGCATAGTCGGCTTTAACACCATTCATAGCTACGGTTGCTGAAGCTAACGTTTCAATTTGAAGCGTAGCATATCGCCCGAGAGCATCTTGGTTATCGGTAGGTAATGCGGCGAGGATCTTTTGCTGATGGGACGCAGAAAGGGTTTGTAGGGTAATAGATAATCCCTTGAACACTTCCTTAGTCTTCTCGATACGTCCCAATTGAAGTACTGAACTTAAATCGACTGTCTTTTCGGGCATCACTTCTGTAGCCATTATCTTTTCCTCTCGAGCAACGATTTACTAAAACGTATTAAGACGAAACTACTTCTCTTTCCGTGTACGCAATGATCATATTCTGAACGATTTTCAGATCATTGTCCAAACTGTAAATCTTAGGGTTGTTAGTTACCCAGCAACCACGATAAATAGTAACTCTAGTAGGAACTGTAGAAGCTGATGGAGCTGATTCTACTTTAACAATAGCGAACGGAGAGTTCTGGAAAACAACATCTCCGTTAGCAATCTGTAAAGCATCGAGAGCATCTGAATCATAAAGAACAGCTCTTTTAACTTCTAGCGTTCTAGGAGCAACTAATCCAGGTAGTAGCTCTACTACAACTCCCGGGGCCGCTGCATTCATCTGAAAACGCTGTTTAGCAGGTCGATCGTTACTCTCTGTCAACGATTCAATAGCTCCAATAGGTGCCGCTTGAAGAGCAGCGGAAGTGAATGCAGTGGGATTTGATAGAATTGATGAATTCAAATTATCAATAGGAATCAATCTGATAGTAATAGAGGTTGAAAGTCTAGCGATTGTATTAGGTAAGGTAGGGATAGCCATTGTATTAACTCCTCAAAATTTAGACAACTAGTTGCTGTCTGGCACCATATTTTACTTCTACATCTTCAGAAACAGACAAATCAGTAGGTCTATCTAACGAATAGGTTCTACCAATGCTTGTAAAAATACATCCCCTATACATAGTAACTAAATTACTCAAGTTAGAATTAGGGGGCATCGTATCTAAACGTATAAAAATAAACGGCTTCTGTTGCTGGTTAAGAATACTACCATCTGTTATGCCGCCAGTAGTTAATTCAGATCCATATCTAGCAATATCTATAAAGTCAGAAGAATATAAAACCATTCTCTTAATAGAAAGCGTTCTATCTGTAGGAGACTGTAGTACTTCTAATGCTTGTCCAGGTATATCACTATCCGTTTCCCATCTACTAGTAGTAGTCCTAGACTGATTTTCAGTAAAATTAGTAATAGCAAGTACTTGCATCATATGCGAAATAATATTACTAGGATTTATAGTGCCAAAAATTGCTGCTGGAGAAACAGCATCTTCTCTTAAAATATAAAAAGAAGTTGCTGTAACTAGCCGAGCATCAGTATTTGGTACTAATGGAATTGCCATAGATTAGATAGAGAACGTAACGGAAATGTATCTCAAAGGAAATACTGGAGCGATATCGAACGAGACGTCAATCTGAGAAGGATCAATACTATTAACTGTTGCAGATACATTAGTAAATCCATTAATAATCTGTAGATCAACAAACGTAGATAGTAACAGATTAAGCGTAGTTACAATCATACTAGGGGTATCGGTTAAGAGCTTGATTCCGATGAATAAGTTATTCAATGTAGATTGAGTAGATTCCGCAACGAAGTCAATAATTTCAGTAACTGAGTAGTTTTCTGCATCTACGGTAGATCTATCTGTAGTAGTATCTTCCATAACACGGATGATACCATTTACAGTTTCAACTACTGTTACCCCTCCATTACGAAGAGCCAATTTTTGTGATCGTAGTAGATTCGCCGGAATACTATCAATACCCTGTAACTCTTTTCTTAGAAGAGGTTCAGCAACATCATAGTTACTATTAATGCGAAGACCTGCAATGGCTGCAGCGATAAATGAGCCATCGGTCATAATAGCTCCATTAGTTCCAGGAATTGCTGCAGCTGGAGGATACGCTAACAAGATACGTCTACCATTTCCACCCGCAGCGAATCCCGCTGCATATCCTATAGCAGTAGCGATAGAAGGGTTGCCATTCATACCTACTATGGCAGTTCTAAAGTTTCCTTCCAGAGGAGCACTAGCGTTAGTTATATGACCAAGAATAGCTGGATATAGATTTGGATCCGCTGTCAAACAAACAACAATATTAATATTAGGTACTGCTAGTAGCTTGTTTAGAGCGTTCTGAAATCCTGTTAATGCAGGCTGATCTGCTGGATTTAATTGCATAGCAACGATAGCTCCGGAGTTAGCGCTATTCTGAAAAACAACTTGTGCTCCGAGAGGCAACGTATAGTCAGTAGATTGCAAGTTATAAACCGCTGGAGGTGTAGCTGTATCTGTTGGAATAGGTCCCATATCGTTAATTAAATCTTGAAGATCATAGTAAACTGTAGGAACATAATCTGCAGAAACCTTTGGTGATTGATAACTAAAGGAATAAGCTGTTCCGGGAATAACACCGACTGTTGGAGAAGGCTGTTGAGGACCTTTTGCGATTAATCCTCCAATGAAACCTAGAGCAGCATTAGCTGTTCCACCTAGAGTCTGAATAGTATTTACTGGACCAGGATTTGCTGAATAGGCTGTATTAGAAAGAATAATAAAATTCCCAAAAGCTGAAGCGTGAACTTGTCCTGACCACCCAGTTGTTGCATTCATCTGGCTAATAATACTTGCCTGACTTACAGGATTTGATCCTGTAAAGGTTGTAGTTAGAGGCGTACCTCCATTAATAGATACAATGAATGTTAATCCTGAAACAGCAAGGCCACTTATAGCACTTAGGTTGCTTGTAAGAGTTGCAGGGGCTGTAAGCCAGTCAACGTTTCCGTCAACTAGAGTATAGTCAATTCCTAGAGTATAGTTAACATAGTTGGCGTCAGTAATAGTACTTGGCAAAGAGAACGCATGAGGAAGTAATACGTCAATAGCTGCGCCTTCCAGAAGATTATCTGTAATTGAAGAAGCAGCTGCAATGGTAACTGCTCCATTGAGCGCGAATAGTTGCCCGGTAACCACGCAAGCGGAACTTACTGAAATACTAGTATTAGCTAAGAGAGTTCCTTGAAACGTGCCTCCCCCAAGAGTAGCTGAGGTACCTACTTGCCAAAATACGTTCTGAGGTAATATGCCTACGAGAACCACTGCAGGAGTTGATCCTGTAGTTAGAGTAGTACCAATCTGAAAAATAACTACATCTGTTGAAGATCCTGTTAGAGTCATAGTTCCTGTAAGTGCTGCTGAAGAAGTCCACTTATAAGTACCAGGCCCTGTAATAGTATTTAAATCATTTCCCGTTTCGTCCGTAGCACCAACGCGAAGAGCAAGATTAGTGTAAGCGGCTAGTGCATCAACCTGAGCTTGCTGAGATAAACTATTTGCAATATTTTCAGTACCTGTTAATGTACCAGGAGGAAAGCCAGTTACTGAAGT